CATGAAATTAAATCTAAAGTAAAGGATAATATTGAATATATCTATATTCTTACTAACCCTGGTGAACAAGGTATTATCAAAATTGGTATGACTGTTAAAACAGTTGAGGGTCGAGTTAGGGGTATTAACGCTACATCAACTGTAACTGAGTGGGTGCCTAAATTTGCTTTACCTGTATCTAAAGGGAATGCTTTAGCAATTGAGCAACAAATGCATAAAATTTATGCTCATTTGAGGATCGATTCGGATCATGGAAACGAACGTGAGTTCTTTAAATTAGATCCATTAACAGCATTTGATAAATTAAGGGAAATTGGCTCCTTACATCAAGTAGGTGATCCAATTGTGTATTAAAACACTCCTGTTGGAGTGATTGATATAAGTATATACGTATTAAGAATGGTAAGGAAGGGTCCAATTAATGGGCCCTCTCCTGTTGAATGTTTGGCCTTGAGGGAGAGTGATGTTATATTTAGATATAAATTAATAATTAAATAAATAAAGGTTATGCCACTAGATTTAACAAACAATCAATTTCTCGGAAAAGCAGAAATTAAAGAAAGAGCAAGTTCAGTATTCACAGCTCAAGGCTCACCAGAAACAAGTCAAAAGTACTCACACATCTCAACTGATCGTATTATTGAGGATATGGGAGCGTTGGGTTGGGGAGTAGTTGATGCTAAACAAGTACGCGCCCGTAAAGGTGAGGGTTATCAAAAACACTTAGTTGTGTTCCGTAACAATGATTTGTTCATTGAGGGAGCAGATGGTGATGATGTATTTCCACAAATTCTATTAACTAATAGCCATGATGGTAAAAACGCGTTCACGTTTACAGCTGGTTTGTTTAGAATGGTTTGTGAAAATGGTTTGGTTATTTCAACTCAAGAATTTGAGAATATGAAAATCCGCCACTACGGATACGATTTTGCTAAACTACAAGAAGTAATTACTAGTATGGTTGAGGCACTTCCACTAACAGTTGAGTCAATGAATAAGTTTAAACAGACTCAATTGAATGAAGAAAAAGCACTTGAGTTTGCTAAGAAAGCTTTGGAAGTACGTTTTGGTGAAGAACAAGCACAAAATATTACTATCAATTTAAGAGACTTGATTGAACCAACTCGAACTGAAGATAATGGTAATGATTTGTGGAGTATTTTTAATGTGGTTCAAGAAAAATTAGTACACGGAATGTTTAATTACCAGGCAGGTACTAAAATGAGAAAAGCTCGTAAAATCAAGAATTTCCGCCAGGATATTGAATTGAATGCTAAATTGTATGAACTAGCAAATGAGTATGTAGCTGTAAACTAACACGCCGCCCAGATAGAGGATTGAGTCGACTTAGGTCGACTCTCTCTGTATTTATTATCACACACAAATTAAAACACACATGAACAAATTCAAACAATGGGTAACACAGTTACTCCAAGACGAGCGCGGAGCCGCTAGCGTTAAACCTGTAATTGCTATATTAGGAGCATTATTCTTAAGTGTAACTATGGCAGTTAATTCATTCTCGCATTCAGATTTTGCCCCAGCTGATAACTTAGTTGATGCTGTAATGATTATTACTTGCTTAGGTATGGGTGCTGATAGTTTAGATAAATTTAGTTTAAAGCGTAGTAAACCAACTGAAGATGAACCTACAGCATAATTAACGATTAAATATTATAGTTGGGTAAAGCCGGGTTAAGCCCGGCTTCCTTTTTCAACAAATAGTTTGGCCTTGTGAGAAAATGGTGTTATATTTAGATATAATTAATTGAATGTAATGTTAAAGCATATAGATGAATTAAAACAGATTTTAGTTAAAGAACTAAAAGATGAAAACTTAGACAAAAAAGCTTTGCTTGAAACATGGAATGTATTATATTCCACATATAAGCAGGATTATAAAGTAACTAAAGAACATTTAATTAACTATTATACATCTTGTTTAAGATTTGAAAGTTTAAAAGATTAATATGCGGGGTGGACTGGAGATGGTTCCAGCTTGGTCTCATAAGCCAAATGACGCGGGTTCGATTCCCGCCCCCGCACCAAATAAATTTTGCGATTTTCGTAAAATATAATATATGTATATAAAACAATGAAACAAACCTTTAGACATACCAGTTATCGCCCGACAACGGAGATATCGCTTCAAGCGAAGGGACAAGGCATTAGCTTTGATTGGAATAAAAATGTCTCGAGGATAAGTTAAGTTTATTATAAACATATAAAATATAACGAAAACCTCGAGCAAAAAAAGTTCGAGGTTTTTTTTTCAAAGAGGTTTAAAAATGTTTGGCCTCGCAAGAAAAAGATGTTATATTTAGAAAGTTGAAAATAGCAGTAACGCGCTCAAGTAAACAAAAACGTTATTTGACATATTGGATTAGGAAAGGCGGTATAGCTCAATGGTGGAGCAATCGGCTGTTAACCGATAGGCTATGAGTTCGAGTCTCATTGCCGCCTCAAAACTATAAATGTCGCGTTCGTCTAGCGGTCAAGGACGTTGCCCTTTCACGGCAAAGGTCACGGGTTCGAATCCCGTACGCGATACAATTGGGATGAGTTTTGGTTGACAGCCGGCTCTGTAAAAGCCTAGCAGACAAGTTCGAATCTTGTACATCCCACTATTTTATGACCTCGTAGCTCAGTTGGTTAGAGCACCTCACTTTTAATGAGGGAGTCGTGAGTTCGAGTCTCACCGGGGTCACTTAATACGTTTGTGGTGAAATGGTATCATCACGGTCTCCAAAACCGTTGTTGGGGGTTCGAGTCCCTCCATTCGTGCAATAAGCTTCCTTAGCTCAGTTGGTAGAGCTTTTGATTTGTAATCAAAGGGTCGTTGGTTCGAGTCCGACAGGGAGCTCAATTTTAAATGCCTACATAGCTCAATTGGTTAGAGCATTCGCCTGATACGCGAAAGGTTCCAGGTTCGAGTCTTGGTGTAGGTACTATTATCTAGGTGTAGCTCAATTGGTCAGAGTACTGGTTTTGGGAACCAGGGGTTGCAAGTTCGAGTCTTGCCACTTAGACGAATATCGATCGAAACTAGTCACTTCGGTTAGAGGCAGTATGAGATTGACTACCTCATATGATAGCAGGGTTGAGAGGGGCAATAATGCGCTTCGGGGTTCGAGTCCCCACTATCAGCAATAGAATGGGCTTTTAGTTCAGTTGGCTAGAACGTCTGATTTGCATTCAGAAGGTCGTGGGTTCGAGTCCCACATTGTCCACAATTTACATTCTTAGCTCAGTTGGTAGTAGCGATTGCCTTACATGCAATAAGTCGTAGGTTCGAATCCTACAGGATGTACTAAATTGGAACAGTAGCGCAGATGGTCAGTTCGCACTGGATTGAAAATCCAGGGATGTAGGTTCGAGTCCTACCTGTTCCACTATAATAAGCAGGTGTCGTATAATGGCTTATTACTCTAGTCTTCCAAACTGGAGATGCGGGTTCGATTCCCGCCACCTGCTCTAAAGTGTTGTTCCCTTGAGAAAGGAATCCGTAGTTATCTATCAGTGTAAACAACACAGAGGACTTCTCAACCTCAAACTTAGCTCCATGGTTGAATGGTTTACAATGCCGGCTTGTCACGCCGTGTGGTGCGGGTTCGAATCCCGTTGGAGCTGCAAATCTTAGGACTAATTACCCTAAGACTGAGAGGTTCGAAACTCTCGATTGAATATGGTGTAAAGGCGCACAGTAGAACGGAGTAACCACAGGGACGGTGAAATGAGACACAGGATTAAGGTTCGAATCCTTTTTATTCGACTATAAATTGTCCCTTCGTCTAAGGGCAGGACATCTGGTTTTGATTCAGATAATGGTGGTTCGAATCCATCAGGGACAACAATGAGTAAGAGATACTCAGCAAGATTGGCTACATTCTTTAAAAAAGTAGTGGTGGTAAAAAAATCCTCGACCTTAATGAGGTATCGATTCGGGTAAAACGATAGCAAGATCCTGCATCGCCGACGTATAGGATTGACAGGTTTTTATGTGGTAAGACACTAATGAAAAAGCTTCAGCGTGGTTCGTACCCACGGGAGTGAAGGTTCTCGAAACAGTCAGAGTAACCCGTTAAAATCTACTCACCGTAATCTCAGGTGGGGAACTTTTGGAAGAGTAAAGCGTAATTGGTATCGCCCCGGTCTTGAAAACCGGTATCGGGAAACTGATGTGTAGGTTCGAGTCCTATCTCTTCCGCTTATTTGCCCCCTTGGTGGAATTGGTAGTCACGCCAGACTTAGGATCTGGTGCCGAGAGGTGTGAGAGTTCGAGTCTCTCAGGGGGTACAAATGATTAGAGCAGTTAAGGCAAATTATTGACCTTAAAGGAATGCAGACAGTGGAGATGAGCGACCCACCTAATCAAATATAGTCAGGTAGCTCAATTGGTAGAGTACGACCTTAGGTGCGAGTGGATACAGGTTCGAAGCCTGTCCTGACTGCAAAAATTAAAATCAATATGGGAACACATAGAAATATGGATTTTGGTTGGTGGTGCAATTTATCAGTCAAAGAACAACTTGAAATAATGAATAGTATAATATAGTCAGGTGGCGGAATGGTAGACGCTGATGTAGATGAAGCATGGTAAGTTCATCCTTACAGGTTCGAATCCTGTCCTGACTACCGTAGGTTTATTTGAGAGTAAAGACCTATTCAAAAATCTTAATAACTCTTGTTAGTCAGGTGGCGGAATGGTAGACGCTAACTCGCAGATTGATAAGCTAGTGATAGGACAGAATTTGCCTATTCAATCGTATAAGAACCACTAGCATACAGGTTCGAATCCTGTCCTGACTACTACATGGTGTCTATAGTGTTAGCGGTCTAGCACGACGGGTTGTGGTTCCGTTAGCACCAGTTCGAATCTGGTTAGACACACTACAATGGAGAGTAATCCTAAACGGTGATAGGGTCCGCCTGCTAAGCGAGATGTTCGGCGTAAGTCGGATTTGGTTCGATCCCAATGCTCTCCGCAATTTGCCTTCATAGCTCAGTTGGATAGAGTAACGCACTTCTAATGCGTGGGTCAGGGGTTCGAATCCCTTTGAAGGTACCATGCCCTGATAGTTCAATGGATAGAACACTTGACTACGGATCAAGAGATAGGAGTTCGAATCTCTTTCGGGGTACTATTTATAATAAATGTTCGGTTGGCTGAGTTGGCTTAGGCGCTTGACTGCAAATCTTGTTATATTGGTTCAAATCCAATACCGAACTCTAAAAATTAAAGCTATGGAACTAAAATTCAAAAGCCTATCTACAAGGAAAGAAGTAGACCTAATCCCATATGTTAAAAATTTCTTAGCTAACAACTCAGATACAACTATCTTTGTTGGTTGTGACTCTCAAAACGAGCGTTACACTACTTATGCTACAGTAATTGTACTACATAATGCTGGGAAAGGAGGGCATGTTCTATATGCTAAAGATGTAGTTAATAAAATTCCAGATCGTTTTACTCGATTATGGAATGAAGTAGAATACTCTTTACAAACAGCGGCTATCCTAAGCGAGAATGGGATTAAACCTAATTACATTGACTTAGATCTAAACCCAGACCCTAAATATAAATCAAATCAAGTGTTAAGAGCAGCGTTAGGGTACGTAGAATCAATGGGTTATACTCCTAGATGTAAGCCAGAAGCAATGGTAGCTTCTTATGTAGCTGATGCTATTTGTAAATAAAGTTTGGCCTTTGGACTATTCTTTATTATATTAATGTCGCTCAGGTGGCGGAAGTGAGACTAATGCATTAGTCCGATAGAAGACGCTAAGAAATAACGAGTCAGTAATGACGTGAAGGTGCAAGTCCTTCTCTGAGTACAATGAGTAAGAGATACTCAGCAGTCTTTTATCCAAGACTCACTTAACAATGGATAGGGATTAAAAAGCTCCCACCGACGGGGGATTCGATTCGGGTAGTATTTAGGTAGCAGACCAGCGCCTCCGACGTATTAGGTTGAAGTTTTCAAGGAGTAAGATCCGCAGGGTTACAAACAGGAAACCGGGAAATCTACTCATCTGTAATCTCAAGATGAGGAAATTGCGCTTGTAGCTCAGGGGTTAGTAGCAACGGTCTCATAAACCGAAGGTCGCAAGTTCGAATCTTGCCAGGCGCACTATTTTTAGTTAGAGAATATATCTCTAATATATTTATAAGTATGAAAAAATGCTTTCAATGTATTGAGATAAAAGATTATTCTCTATTTTATAAAAATAAATCCACTAAAGATGGACATTCAGGTATTTGTAAAGAATGTCAATTAAAAAATGAAAGAGAAAATAATTTAAAAGCTAAAGAGTGGATAATTAGTTTAAAAAATAAATGCTGTAAATGTGGGGAGAACAGACATTGGGTCTTAGATTTTCATCATACAGACCCTAGTAAAAAGAATTTTAATATTTCAGAATACTCTATATCAGGGACAACATCATTTAAAACTAAAAAAATGAAAATTGAAAATGAATTAAAAAACTGTGTATTATTATGCTCTAATTGCCATAGAGATTTTCATTACTGTGAAAAATTAAATGAGATAGATATACAAAAATATTTAAAACTATGATTTATATTTTAATAATTAATGTAATTCTAGATTTTTATCTTGGTTTTGAGATATTAAAACACAGACAAGAAATATCTAGATTAAAACATGAGGTAGATAATTTGAAACCAAAAGGTACAAAACAAATTATCAAAGGGTGACATTTGTCACCTCTCCCTCTTCTATATATGTATATACATGGATTTAAAAAAATTCTTTAACTTATTTGACTCTGAAGAGCCTGAGAATGAACCTATGATTGTTAATGAACAATTAGCAGAACATCCTTATATCTACATGGGTTTATTTAAGAAACTAATCCTAAATTATGAAACATTCAGTACTCAATTATTCAATTTTATGCGTAGTACTGAAGTTGATTTAGATGTAGATAAACTCGAAAAAGCCGGCATTTATATGGTTTATTGGCGAGCATATAATCATATTGAGAAAATTGATTTAACCCAAGATTTCCACGTTGATACCATACGAGCGTATGCTGATGATAACTTTATTAAAGCATTAAACTCATGTCTCCAATATTATGAAGATATAGAAGAATATGAAAAATGTGCGTTTTTAAAAAAGATATCAGATATTGTAAACCTCTCTTAAAAATAGCTTGGCCTACGCGTCTCTCATTCATATTATATGACTACGGGTTTTGAAGCAATTTAAAACGTAATAAGAAACAAAAGGTAACAAGGTAACAGATGCAGCCACAGGGTTACGGATAATACTACTTAAATAATAAATTATGAAAAATAAAAACAACGTATTACATCAATTAGATAAAATCGATGGAATTGCAAACCAATTAAACTTTATTGTTAAAACTCAACAACCGATTGAAGAATATACTAAACTTTTAGATACACTGAGAGAAATAGTAGATCAAACTCGTCTTTATATTGAAACTGAACCTCAAGCATATAATAACTAATATGAAGTTAACAGCAGAACAAATCCAGGATAACTGGGATAAATTACTGTCTAGAATAGATACATACATCAGTGAACCACGTCGTTCACAGTTGCTTGATTTTTACTCTAAATACTCAGAACGTCTTATACTAATGCCAGCGGCTCATAAGAAAGAATACCATAACGCATTCCCGGGTGGTTACGTAGATCATGTATTACGAGTAATTGATTGCGCTCTTAAAGTAAATAACGTTTGGGTTGAAATGGGAGTAGATACTTCTACTTACACCATAGAAGAATTAGTATTCGCGGCTTTAAATCATGACCTAGGTAAAATGGGGAACGAAACTCATGATGCTTATATTCCTCAGGATGATCAATGGCGTAAAGATAAATTAGGCGAAGACTACAAATTTAACGATCGTTTAGAATTTATGTCAGTACCAGATCGTAGTTTACATTTATTGCTTTCTAATGGTATTCCAGTATCTAAAAACGAGTGGTTAGCAATTAAATTACATGATGGTTTATATGACGATGCTAATAAGCCATATTTAATGTCTTGGTCACCAGAAACAAAACCACGAACCTCATTAATTTATATTATTCATCAGGCTGATTTGATGGCTGCTCGTATTGAATTTGAACGTGAATGGAACCCTAAATTGAAAGGTGAAGTTAAAAAGAAAGTTGATAACTTTAAAGTGACTGAAAAGAAACCAACAATTAAAACTAAAGCATTAGGTTCAGTTAAAAGTGAAGGCCTAATGAATTTATTAGATAACTTATGATAATATTAACAGTAATATTAGGACTAATGGTCGTGATCTTAGGATACACGACCTTTAATCTTCTTAGAAAACTTGAAAAACAAGAAGATGCTATAAATAATCAAGCCACAATCTTAGCCTCTTATTTATCTTATTTAAATAAAATTTCAGATATAATTGAATTCTCAGATAAAAAATTAAAAGAAGTGGATCATAAAGGTTCATTTAAATCAGATGATGAAGTAGGTTTTTTCTTTGAAGAAATTAAACAAATACAAAACACATTAAATCAATTTAAAGTAAAAAATCTATGACTGAGGTGAAAGAAAAAAAGAATACTCAGTATTTTACTCAAGATACAGAGGATGCTATAGTATTATATAATCATACATTAGATCAAACAGAGCGAGACATATTATATAGAACTCGTATTCATTATCCGTTTTTTAAACTAACAGAAAATATTATTCATACCTTTAAATTTTATTATACAGAAGTAGATAATATTGAAGATTTACAACATGAGGTAATTACGTTTTTATTAACTAAATTACACTTATTTGACCCAAGTAAAGGTGCTAAAGCATATTCATATTTTGGGACAATTGCTAAGCGTTATTTAATAAATAGTAATAATAAAAATTATAAAAAACGAGTTGAAAAAGCGCCTGTTAGTGAAATTGAATCTAATGAATCATTCTCATATCGGATAGATGAAGGTTCTGAAAGTGATAAATTAATTCATTTTATAGACCAGTATGTAGAATATTGCACAGATAATATTAATGAATTATTTCCTAAAAAAGTAGACTCACAAATAGCAGATGCTATTTTAGAGTTATTCCGTAAGCGTGAGAGTATAGATATCTTTAATAAAAAGGCGCTGTATATATACATTCGTGAAATTATTGATGCTAAAACCCCTAAAATCACTAAGATAGCCGATAGATTATATGATATATTTAAACAACATTATTATTATTATTTAGAAAACGGACACACAAATTTCTAATGTCCATATTTATAGAAAATAAATATTATGGAAGGTTTAGATAATATAGTATTTGGTGGTAAAAAATTCTCTGATATTTTAGAAGAAATATACAACAACCAAAAGAAAAAAGATAAACAAATATCTGCTTTAATAGCGGAATTAAAACCTCTTGTTCAAGAAATAGGTGATGCTACTTTAATTGTTCCTTTGATTAAAGAATACTTAGAGATAAGTGTTAAAAATGATGAACAGTTAATTAAAATGGCTACTATTATTCAACGTATGGCTAATAATGCATCATCTAACTCAGATGGTGGATTTGGTATCTCTGAAGAAGAGAAAGCTCAATTACTAGCAGAATTAGATAAATTTAAAGGAGGAGAGTAATCATGCCTGATATTAAATTTGGGGCTGTAGGATTAAACAATGTAATCTACACAGCTCAAAATACAACTGTAGCTAACACCACCCAACAAAGTGGAGGTAATATAATTACTGCTAGAGTTAAACATATTATTCTAGATGAAAATGATCCTGAATTTTCTAATTATGGAGAATGGAATGGAATAGGAACTATATTTTGGGAACCGATAAATCAACCTCAAGAAGGGTATAACTCATTACTTTTTGCAGTACCCTTCTATCCTAATATCAAAAATTATCCTTTATTAAATGAGTTAGTTTATTTATTGCAATTACCAAGTAATAATATATCAACTAATATAACAGATAATAATTTTTATTATTTAACACCTTTAAATACTTGGAATAGCCAACATCATAATGCTATACCAAATAATCCATCAAATCCATCACAAGTACAAGATTATGATTCTGCATTTCAAGGAGAAATTAGAAGAGCTGAGGATAATAGTTCTGATGTTAATTTAGGTTCTACTTTTAAAGAAAAATTAAATATCAATCCTCTTCTTCCTTATGAAGGAGATATAATATATGAAGGCAGATGGGGCAATTCTATACGATTTAGTTCTACAGTTAAGAATTCTTACACTAAAAATGATTGGTCTAATGTAGGTGAAAATGGAGATCCTATTACTATTATAAGAAATGGTCAAACAGATTACGCTAGTGATCCCTGGATTCCTCAAATTGAAGATATTAATAGAGATTTATCTGATATATGGTTAACTTCAACTCAAAAGTTACCTATTATCCCTAGCAGTAATTTAACGGACTCATATGCTAAATCTAAAGCACCTGAAGATCCAAGAGAATATTCTAAAAATCAAATAGTTCTAAATTCAGGCCGTTTAACATTTAATGCTAAAAATGATTCTATAATTTTAGGAGCAAATAGTACAATACATTTAACAGCCAATGAATCAGTAAATGCTGATGCTAACAAATATATTGCATTAACAGCTCCAAAAATATATCTGGGGTCATCTCAAGGTATTGAAGGAACGGATCTACAATCAGCAATAATGGGAGAAAATTTAAACTCATTATTAGGAGAAATAGCTCAATATTTATCTACTCTAAACACAGCATTTTCTAGTGCTACAGATAGTTTAGGAGTACCTATAGTTTCTTTAATCAGTACTGCTGCTCCTACATCTCTAGCTTTAAGTCAAAGATTACAAACAATAATCAATGGAAAACAATTATTATCTAATAAAGTAAAAGTATCTAAATGAGTGAAATAGAACAATATGCTGTAATAAAAGGTAAAGTTGTAGACTCAAATGGAGAACCTTTACGTAAAGTAACTGTAACTATAACTGTATCTCCTGGGAACTCTAAAACCGATAAAACAAATAAAGATGGAGAGTACTCATTTAAGTTCCCTGCTACTGATATAAAAAACATACAATTAAATTATTCTCTAGAAAAATACACAATCAAATCAGTTAACTCAGTATATCAAACTTCTGAAACAAAAACAGAATTAATATTTGAAGTTCCTAGGGTGACTTTAACATTAATTCCTGACCCATCTCAACAGTTAACTTCTCAAGTTAATCAAGATTTAACTAAACAGGAAAATGAAATAATTAAACAGCAATCAAATTTACCAACAGAAGCTAAATTGGCTAATATGTTTAATAATAAAAAAGAAACTATTAAAATTACATTAATACCTTTTATTATAAATCTAACATTAGAATTTGGAACAGTTGCTGCTCAAGATATAATAAATAAGAAAACACCCCAATCTTTTGATTGCCCTAGTTCATCTAAAATACAAGAAATAATTAAAAAAAGAAATAAATTAGTAAAACAATTAAATAATTTATATTCTTCAATAACTATCCTAACAAAAACATTAGGATTAACTAATACAATAATATCTGCTTTAAAAATTGGAATACAGTTTATTTCCTCTATCCCATACCCAGCTACTGGTATCCCAACATTTGGTTTACCTCCTCTTACTACAGGTACTATTGAGATCACAGGTACATCTAAAGATAAATTAATTCAAACTTTAAATAAAGCTAATGTGATAGTTTCTATATTAACTATTACATCTGCGACTATAGGAACATTATTAGGAACAGCAATCCAAATATTAAATCAATTAGATAATCTATTAGCACAATGCGCTGTAGATCAAAATATGGATTTAGAACAATTAAATAATGAAATTAACGCTTTATCTAATACAACAATTGAAGTAACCCAAAGTGAAAATAATACTTATAAAGGATTTATTTTAGAAATTAAAATAAATGAGAAGAATGAAAGTAAATACATCCAACGCTATGCTCAAGCATCAACTAAACAAGGTGTACCTGTTCTAAAAACAGAGCCCTCATTTGCATCAGATCCTCAAATATTAATAGATCAATTGAAATTCATAATAGATTCAAACCCTAATATAACAGCTGAATAATCAAATATTTATAATTATATGAAAATCGACGGACTAAAAAAATTAATTAAAGAAGCAGTACGTGAAGCAATTCAAGAAGAATTAAAAGACATCTTACTTGAAGCAGTAAAATCACCTAAAACTGTAGTACAAGAAGCATACGGAGCTCAACCAGTATACAACCCACATCCGACGCTAATGACTACTTCTACTGTAAATCATGATCTTAAACGTAATTTAAGAAGCATGATTGGAGGTGAATTTGATGCTACTATTACTGCTAATTCTTCACATGCTATACCTACTTATACTCCCCCACCAGTCAATACAGCTGGAGAAGGATCAAGTTTACCTAGTGGAGAAGTGAGTTTAGATCAAATAATGGGAATAATGAGTGGTAAATAATGGCTTATAGAATACCAAATAAAAATCCTATTGATATTGGCTCAAGAGTAGCTATTGGGGTATCTATCCCTTTTAATACTCCTCAAGCTTTTTCCTTAACATATACAACCCAAGATCAAATTAAATCTAATATTATTAATTATGTTTTAACTGATAAAGGTGAACGAGTATTTAATCCTAATTTTGGAAGCAATATTAGAGCATCAATATTTGAAAATTTAACGACTGGTTTAACAAATAACTTACAACAATCTCTTCAAACTGAATTAACAAATAATTTCCCAAACGTTAATTTTACAAATATCCAAGTAACCCCAGATTATGATACAAATACTGTTAATATTAATATTAATTACAGTATATATAGTGGACCTATTAATGAAATTAATATAACTTTATAACATGGCTGATCAAAAAGTAAATATAAATTATTTAAATAAAGACTTTAATCAATTCAAGACATCCTTAATTGATTATGCTAAAACATACTTCCCTACAGTATATAATGATTTTACTCCATCCTCACCTGGAATGATGTTTATGGAGATGTCTGCTTACATAGGTGATGTCTTATCATTTTATTTAGATAATCAAATACAAGAAACATTTTTACAATATACCCGCCAGCAAAATAATCTATATAATTTAGCTTATACTATGGGTTATAGACCTAAAGTAACCTCAGTAGCAACAGTAGATATAGACATATACCAACAAGTCCCTGTCAAATCTAATAACCCAGATTATGATTATGCTTTATTTATGAGTCCTAACGCTGTAGTTAAATCTACCTCAACTACTCCTAATTATTTTTTAATCCAAGACTCTATAGATTTCAGTTTTTCTAGCTCAATAGACCCAACAGAAGTCACTTTATATAATACTAATTATTATCTTTTAAAGAAAACTAGAAAAGCAATCTCAGCTGAAATAAAAACTACTACTTTCACTTTTGGTTCTCCTGAAAAATTTCCAACAGTGAATATTAATGATTCTAATATTATAGGAATTCTAGACATAGTTGATAGTGATGGAAATACTTGGTATGAAGTACCTTACTTAGCTCAAGAGACCATCTATGATACTATCAAAAATACTAACATAAATAATCCTAACTTATCCTCAGACGGAAGTAATACTCCATATTTACTCCAACTTAAAAAAGTACAACGTCGTTTTGTAACTCGTTTTACAGATATAACAAATTTACAAATCCAATTTGGAGCAGGAACAAATACTTCAAATACTGATGAAGAAATCATACCCAACCCAGATAACGTTGGTCTAGGACTACCATATAAACAATCAAAATTAAACACAGCGTTTTCACCTGCTAATTTCCTATATACAGATACTTATGGAATTGCTCCAAATAATACAACTTTAACAGTAAGATACTTAGTTGGAGGGGGATTACAATCAAATGTATCTTCAAATTCTTTAACTAATTTACCTAATAAAAACACAGATTTCAAATTTATCAATTCAAGCATAAATTCAGTCACAGCACAATATATATTTAATAATATTATTTCAAATAATCCACTAGCGGCTAGCGGAGGAGGCCCGGGAGATTCTGATGATGATTTAAGATTAAAATCATTAGGTACATTTACAACCCAACAGAGAACTATAACTAAGGATGATTATTTAATCCGAGCTTTAAGTCTCCCTTCAAATTATGGAAGTATAGCTAAAGCATATATAGAACCAGAAAAAATTTCATCATTGCTTTTTGGAGAAACTCCATCAACACTTAATATGTTTATATTATCATTTGATACTAATAAATATTTAATTCCTTCTTCTACAGCTTTAAAACAAAATTTATCAACATATCTTTCACAATATAGAGTTATAAATGACTCTATTAAAATTAAAGATGCGTTTATCATTAATATAGGTGTAGATTTTGAAATAACTGTTTTGCCTCAATATAATAATAATTTAATATTAACTAATTGTATAGCAGTTTTAAAAGATTATTTTAATATTGATAAATGGCAAATAAATGAACCTATATTATTAAAAGATTTATTTATTCTTTTAGATAAAGTAGAAGGAGTTCAAACTGTTAAAAATATAAGTATAACAAATAAAAGCGGAACCCTTTTAGGTTATTCACAGTATTCTTATGATATAAGTGGAGCTACTAGAGAAAATATTATTTACCCAAGTCTAGATCCTATGATATTTGAAGTAAAATATCCTGATAATGATATTAAAGGTAGGGTTGTAACTTTTTAATTTTTATATTTATTAATATATGGCTATATACAAATTATTTCCCACCAAAGATACTACTATATATTCTAGATATCCTAACAAAAATACCGGACTAGATGAGATATTAGATGTGAGTATTGAAGACGCTCAAGATAGTGGAAACACTCAGGTTAACAGATTTTTAATCCAATTTTCACAAACTGAAATATCAGATATATTAACTAATAGAGTAGGTAATTTTGATTGGAGTGCCTCATTTTTAGCTTATTTAGCTTATGGAGATGGTTTAAATATTGATACTACTTTAGAATTTTATCCTATATCTCAATCCTGGGAAATGGGGACAGGTAAATATGCTTATTCTCCTGAATATACAAATGGTGCAAGTTGGAAATATAGAGGAGCAAATATTACATCAGAATGGGCTACTTCATCATTCTCTCCATTTGTAACTGCTTCTTATAGCTCATCTAATGGTGGAGGTACTTGGTATACTGGCTCATTAGATACAAATATAGTGCCTACGGTGACTGCGTCTCAAACATTTAGTTACTTCGATGATTTCGATATCAATGTTGATGTTACTAATATAGTTAAAGCATGGACTAGTAGTTTAATTGAAAATAATGGTATTATAGTTAAACAATCTGTTGAGTTTATTGATAGT